CAAGTCAAACACAATCAGCACAGATTTTAAAAGCACTCAAAAACGGCGAGAGATTAACGCACTTAGACGCAGAAAAACGCTTTAACTGCTTACGTCTTGGCGCCCGTATCTATGACCTTAAAAAGCGCGGTCACAACATCATCAGCAAAATGATTACCGTACCAAGCGGAAAACGTGTTGCCCAGTATTGGTTGGAGGCGTGAGATGGAACGATTATTTGATCCTGAGATTGTAAAAAATCTTAATGACCACGAAAAATTTATAGCATACGAGAGCGTAAAGCGTGAATTGAGAGATAGAGGTGCAAGTCAAGAAGAGTACGACAGAGTGACAGGCCAAGCGATTAAGGAATTAGAAATATGAGCATGAGATTAATGGTCCAAGCAATGAATTGTAAAGTTGGGAATCCAGCTAGAAAACTCGTGCTTTTAAAACTTGCCGACAACGCTAATGATGACGGGATTTGCTTTCCTAGCTATCAATATATTGCCGATAAATGCGAGATGAGCCGACGCAGTGCAATCAATCACATTGAAGATTTAATCGGAATGGGATTAGTAAGCAAAAAAGAACGTAAAAATAAAGATGGTTCCATCTCAAATTTATACTTTTTACACCTTGAACAATATAGTGAAAATTCTGCACTAGGGGGTAGTGAAAATTCTGCACCCATAACCAGTCACTCTATTAACCTATCAAATAACCATAATAACCCCTTACCCCTTAACGGGGAATCGGCTAGCGCCGAGGATGAAATTTCATCCCTTGGAGAAAATAAAAAAATCTCCAAGGCTCCAAGTATTGATTATTCGGAGATCGCACAAGCATACAACGACTGTGTAAGTTCCGCGGGGGCGAATTTACCCCTCGTTGCAGACCCAAGCAACTTGAGCGATAAACGCAAGCGCGCAGTTAAAAAACTCTCTGCCGTATTGTTAAAACGTTTTGGTGATGGCTCCGTGGATGCATTTAGAGATTATTTTTGGGATTTTATCACTACAGCCAACCCGTTTTACTTTGGCGATAACAATCGCAACTGGAGAGCAGATTTTGAGTATTTACTCAGAGTTGAGACTTTGGACAAAACTTTGGAGCGCGCGCTATGAAAAACCAAAATCCGATTTTTAGCGTTGAGTATAGTTTGATTGGCTCTTTTTTGGTTGGTGGATTATCCGCTGACGCAAGAGAGGTTATGACGTGGCTCGAGCCTGAAATGTTTGCTATTGCCAATCTTGGCGCAATTTATCGCAATATTCGCAAGCACGCACGCAAAGACAACATGATTGACATGGTGATTTTAAATAGTGACTTTGGTGAGGATCTTGCGACTATGGCAGAGATTGCCAATAGCACGTTTGCCACGTCAAACCTAAAAGGTTATGCGCAAAAAGTCCGCAATGCCTGGGTAAATCGCACAGCTCAAAAAAGCATGCTAGACCTTGCAGCAAAATTACAGACGGCCCGTGAAAATCAAGTTGAATCAATTACCGAGCAAGCATTGTCGGAAATCCAAAAGCTACTCGTGACAAAAGCCGAAGTAAAGCCAGTGCTAATGGCGGATTTAGTGGATAGCTACGCTGACGTGTTAGAAAAACGCACTGCGCGTGATTTTAGCAATCGCTTGTTATACACAGGGATACAGGCTGTTGATGACATATTAGGTGGCATTGATAGCACGGATATTGTCGTTGTCGCAGGTCGCCCAGGTACAGGTAAAACCGAATTTAGCCTAACAGTCGCCCGTAATATTGCCGCGAACAACGGCTCAGTATTATTTTTTAGCCTTGAGATGGGCAATATGCAGTTATTAGACCGTATTTTGAGCGCTCAAGGTGGCGTTAGCGTTAAAAAGCTACGCAACCCGAAAGAGCTAGACGAGATGGATTACAACCGTTTAGCTAATGCGCTTGGTGAGATTAAAAAACACGATATTTATTTTGTCGATCGTGGCGGATTAAGCGCGGAAGAAATCAAAGCCATCACCGAAAACCATATTAACTCAGTCGGTGCACCATCTGCGATCGTTATTGATTATCTTGGGCTGATGAATCACAACGAGGGGGCTAACTCAAACAAGGCTCAAGCTATCGGTAACACTATGAGCGCACTCAAGGCGTTTGCTAAAAATATCAATATCCCGATCATTTTACTTTGCCAGTTAAACCGAGAGGCGGACGGCAAAAGCGGAGGTCGCCCAATTAACTCACAACTGCGTGAATCAGGCTCGATCGAGCAAGATGCAAGCCAAATTATTATGCTTTACCGCGAGAGCAACCATAATCAAAACTCAAACAATCCTTACACCGAGGCAATCATTACCAAAAACCGATTTGGCGCACAAGGGACGGCTTACCTTGAGTTTAGCCAAGGGCATTTTGTCGACTGCGATCAAGCCAAGGCGTATGAATTTATTAATAGCTCAAATGCGCCTACACAAACAAAAAATTACAAGAGCTATGGTAAAGGAGCATTGCAATGACCGATAAGCAAACGTTTTTCTTGCGCAACGAACAAGTGCGGTCGAATTGCCAAGCGTTTATCCAAGACTTGCCAACAGACGACAAAAAGCCTTTGGTTATCAAAATACAACCAATGACACGCAACCTTGAGCAAAATGCGAAATTTCATGCTATGTGCCAAGACGTGGCAAATCAGGCGGAATTTATGGGGCGCAAACTCTCTATGGAGCAGTGGAAAGTCTTATTTATCTCCGGTCACGCTATTGCCACAAATCAAAAAGCGGACGTTGTGCCGGGGTTGGAGGGCGAATTTGTGAATATCCGTGAAAGCTCGGCAAAAATGAGCGTATCACGAATGGCGAGCCTAATCGAATATGTCACAGCTTACGGCGTGGCTAACGGGGTTAAATTTAACGATAGATGGGGATTTTACGGACGATGACAAAACCTAAAGTCCTCAAGCCAAAAAAATGCAAATCATGCGGAACGGAGTTTATCCCGCAAAACTCTCTCCAAAAAGTCTGCTCACCTAAATGCGCACTTGATTTAGCCCGTCAAAACACACAGAAAGAGCGAGACAAGGCTGAGAAGAAAAAACTGAATGAGCGTAAGGCAAGGCTCAGAGATGAAGACCGCGGGTATTGGCTTAAAGCTGTTCAGAGAGAGGTAAATAAGTACATTCGGTTAAGGGATAAAGGGTTGCCATGTATCGCATGTGACGCACCTTGGAAACCAAGCTTTCAAGCCTCTCACTTTATCCCGCAAGGCAGAAGCTCATTTTTACGATTTCATGAAGACAATATCCATTCCGGATGCATTAGATGCAATTTGTTTGTTGGTGGTGGAAATATCCACGGATATAGACCAAGACTAGTAGATAAGATTGGTTGTGAGGCTGTTGAGTGGTTGGAAGATAACCAAAGCAGAACAAAAAAATGGGAAATATCTGAGCTAAAAGAAATGCTAAAGGTTTATCGAGCAAAAATTAAAGAGTTAGAAGGAGCCAATTAATGCAGTATAGCGTCGAAAAGATTTTAGTTCGCTGGGGGAATTGTTGGGGGAGAGACCGTATTGGCACGGAATATCCAAGCATAACGCCAAGCATTCCTGTTTTACCGTCATCCCCGCGCAAGGCATGGTTAAAGCACTTGAGTGATGATGAATGTTTAAAAATTGAGGGCGCAATAATGGCATTGCATCAGGTAGATTTAGCGGCATATCAGGTTACGATGGCGCTGTATGTGCAGCAGTTGGGCGAAAAGGATATCACACGTGCATTGGCAATTTCCCCCGCAAAAATGTATCGCCTGCGCAATCGTGGTATTGGGTTTTTACAAGGTGCGTTTTCAATGCTGAAAATTAAGTATCATTATATTGGTTAAAATCGCAAAAGCCTCCTTGACATGCTGGAGGCTTTTTATTAGTATCCACCCAAGGCGTCAGAAACCTAAATCACAAGCGGAAATCCGCACCCGTCAGACAAGCGGTTTTTTTATGTCTAAAATTTGCAGATCGTTTTTCCAGCCATTAAAAAACGATTTGAAAACGCAATGTCGAGAGGGCGGAGAATACAAT